GCTTCTTTGCGCACGTCCTTCTGGGTCTTGAGCTCATGGTTCTCAATCAATTCCCAGTAGAACTGCGGTTCGCCATTATGCTTCAACTCCCACGGACTGAGAGGATGGTTTCGACCTGGATGCCAAGTGTACCGAGGCCGAGGTGGAGTTTTTCTCTTCTTCTCATCGCCCTTATCCTTTTTCCCCTTCTTCGGGATACGGCCCAACACGGTGATCTCGTTGCGAAGTTGCTCAAAGTCAGTGTCTTCATCAGGCCAATCAACCATAGTAGCTTTACCATGAGCACCGTCTTGAAACCGGAATGTCCAAGCAACGTTCCGAGTATCACGATGGGCCGTCGGTATCCCCATTGAATCATAGTAAAGATCCCAATGGAGTGCATTCGCCAACTTCCCTGCCTTGAGCCATCCATCTGCTCCTCGTGGCATCGCCAACTTCTTGCCAAGCTTCTTCCGTGGCTGGATAGGGATACGCATACGACCTTCGCCAGAACGTGCGAGAATTCTACGTATCGCCTCGTCAATCTGGACTCGCTTAGGGATAGAGTACGCCCTCCGGTTCGACCTCCAGTCAATATGGAGACTCTCCTTAGACAATGCCGAGAGTTCAACCATATCTCCTGACCGAATGAAGCGGTTAAACGGTCCAGTGAATATCGGGAACTCTAGCCATCCATCATTGCGAGAAATACCTGGCACTCGCTCAAGAGCATGTATCCGCAGATACCGATCGGGCCAGATCCCCTTATGCTTCGGAGTCTCTGACTCTAAAGCTAGTTGTCTGTCGGGGTCAAAGATTGTAGCTTGAGCTGAGCACTTGATAGGCTGACGATTGTTATAATCAACCTGCCCATCAAGTACGTACTCTTCAGTGACATCCGAAAGGTACGAAATCACACGTTCGTTACCATCCAGAATCTCAACGCGATAACCAATCCTCCGAACTGGACTCGTGAGACTGTCGAAGTAAAGCTGAAGCTCCGACTTCCTCAAGCCAATGTCTACTGTCATGCCACACCAGTAATCTCATAGTCTGAGATCTGGTCAACCTCAACAGAGACAGCCCAGATATCGTGTTGAGAAGTCGGTTGGATCGAGATAGTCCCTATGACAATGCCGTATGCTGCCCCGTAGTAAAGAATCTGCAGGTCAGCCTCACCACGTGAGCTTCGTGCCTTAAGCTCACGCCACGCATCAAGAGCGGCATCCAATGACAAGAACGATTGGGCATGGACAATACCACCGACCGTACCTTCATTCCCCCTCACTGCTGAATACGTGCGTCGAGGAACACGACTCCCCTGTAAAGTAACCCTCTCAGCATCTTCTCCGATCACAAGGTTCCAATCAATGTTCCCGTACAACGGAGCCATCAGGCCATCATTCCGATCAGTCACCCACACTCCAGGCACTCTCTTGTTGAAGACCACCGTGACCTGACTAGAATGGCTTCCATTCACCACCGCCGTCACTCCCCACGTCCGGTTAGCTCCCAGCTTCGCTTCATAGATCGGAATACGATAGGTCGTGCCGGAGTAGTTAACATTGGCAGGATTAATGCGATTACGTATTGCCTGTCCATTCCTCAGTAACGTGAACCAGTCAGGAGCCGTGCTCCTAGTGAATTGCAAGTAGAACAACGGCATCTCAGTGTCCACGACGGTCAATGCGCTAGGAGCCCCGACCGCACCGCCTGGACTCCACTGAAATACTTTCGAGGCTTCAGCATATCCCGGGTCGTTTGGTCTGTCCTCCCGACTCTCGTCGTCATCTGCCTTGACCACGACAGCGTAGTTAACCCCGACATCCGTCACATATCCAGTCGGGATTGAAGTTGAGATCACGGTAGATGCGGCTACACCAAGAACCGCCCGATTCCGCCATATCAACTTCCCAGTAGCATTCCCCCGCCGAAGTTCGTACGTCGCCGCAGTAGTGAACTTCGTATGCGTAGACTCAATCTCCACTTCATTAGAGTCGGAAGTTGCCCCCGGACTCGTAATGTTCACTGTTCCTTTGAGTCGTCTACGGAATGTCTCTACCTCAGACCACGGAGCTTCTGCCCCCCGAGCATCCTTCCACTTCATCTGCCAATAGACAACCTGGCCGTCGGTAAGACCGCCGAAGGCAGTGAATTCTAGGTCTAAGGCTAGCTCACTAGAAGCCACCCAACCCGTATCAAAGATCGTAGTAGTTAACATCCCATTGACATCAGTCGTTGCACTTGATGAGATCTTGACCCAGATGTTCCCGACCCCATCTTCTCCATCTGGATCAACGGCCTTAGCACTCAACGTCGGCTTAGCCTTCGAGATAGCTGCACCGCCGCCGGGCTTGAGGCCGGTCGCTGCATCTGGCACTTGATTGATGTCTACGATCATCTTGGGCTTGTTCTCACCCTTGTTCGTCTGCCCGGAATGAAACTTGATGGTCGCATTGACGTTGCTTATGATTCGTACTCCGAACCACTTCCGGCCTTGCTGAACAGCAGCATGAATCATGGCGGTGAGGTTCGCCTGGACAGTAGCACCTCCCGCAGTATTCGCCGCAACTGCAAGTGTCTGAGAGTCCCCGGAGCTGGCTCCAACTAACGGTTTCTTATTCCAGTTGAGGTCTCTCCCGCCCCACTTTTCATTGATGCGTTCAAACGTCAGCGTCACCAATGACCCCGGAGAAGCTGCCCTGAGAGTGAGAGAAAGAAGAGCACTAACTACAGTAGAGTCCTCATCAACATCCGGAATCGGCAAGTGTATATAGGTCCACTTCCGACTAGTCGACTGATTCGCAACAAGAAGTTCTGGACTCTGCCCGAAAGTCGTTTTCGGCTTAGCCTCATTGGCATACGTATCAGTGGACGCCTTGTAAGTAACTCTCATCGGTTAGCTCCCTGTCGCTTTCGTACGGCGTCCTGTCGGCCCCGAGAATCGATGACCTCGCCGCTACGCTCATCAATAAGTTCAAGCAACAACCCACCGTCATCCTCTATCTTGATCAGCCGGGCAGAGAGACGACCTCCGAACCCACTACTGCTTTTTCCTTCTATCCCTCTCGAGGCGGTCAAGTTAGTTTGTCTTGCCGTGCGAGAATTGAGTTTTCGAGTTTCCTGGTGTGACAAGATGGAACCGTCTACTTCCGGAATGAACAGCTCCTCACCCTGCTCTCCCACCTTGTAAGGCAATCCGGCCATCACTGGACCACCGAGAGCTCTCGGAGAGGCCAGCCCTCCCGGCCCTCCTCTAGGAGGAGCCGCCGTAGCGTTAGCAGCCGAAGCTTCCCAGCCATGAAGTCGAGCGAACAACCCATCGAACGCAGCATTGGCTTGAGAAGTATCAAGGGTAGCCGTTGAAGTCACACGGGTCGGGATGCCATTCAACGCCGCTTCCCAGCCATGAGTCTTCGAGGTTGCCTCATCTAGCGACCGCTTCGCAGGATTAGTGTCAACCGTTTTCCGAGGTGGAACCTGGTCAAGCGCTCCCGTAAATCCTGTCGTGGCGTCAGTCGCCCCTTTAATCCCCTCTTTGGTCTCACGAACTGACCCTTGGAGAATGCGAAGTGCCTTCCCGGTTTTACCGATCGCCAAGTAGTGCTCAACCTGGTTTCTGGTAACTTGATTGATACCACTTCCCCAGCGATCTAACTGAACCATGCCCCGAGCGATTTGAATCTGCTGACTCTTGGTGAGATTCTTCCCCCGTTCTGCGACACTGATATAGTCCTTCCAAGTGTCAGAAGTCCTAGAGAGACCTCTCTCGTAAATCAACCAACTATCGCCGGCTGCCGCCTGCGCTCCTCGCAATCGATTATGAGCCGACCGGAGCTCATCGACATTCCCCACCAGATTGCCGATCATCTTTGAACCCGCTCCAGTTGCGACTGAGAATCCTGTACGAACCTCATAGAGTTCATCGCCGATCTGCTGGACCTTGCCTGAAGCTATAGAAGCTTCTACACCAACTGACTTGACGAAGCCACCCGTTTCTTCTCTCGCCCTACGAGCATCGTCAATCGTTCCCTTTATCCCCAACCCCATCAAGACGAGTCCAGCAACGACCGCAGCGATCGGAACCGCCGCAGCTCCCGCCCCAGAACCCAACGATCCGACAGCCGCACTAGATCCCTTCACAGCAACACCCGTCGCAGCAGCTTGCGTCCCGAGCGTCTTGAGGCCTCCTGTGAGTTTCGTAAACCTCCCAGTGGCAGCATCTCTACCGACAGTCGGTGCAGTGAAACCTGCCATGAGAGCAGCAGCACCTGCCCCTGCCACTTTCGCTCCTTTGAGAGAACCAATGAGCCAGGCTATCCCTTTCGCAGCTCCTCCCGCCACCGAAGCCAAGGCACCGAGGATCCGAACACCCGGACCCAACAAGACAAGAGCAGCTCCTAGCTTGAGAAGATCTTCCTTGGCACCCGGATCCATCTTGTTGAATGACTTCACGAAGTCTGTAACGGCTTCAGCTGCGTCTATGGCAATAGGGATCAGTTCCTTCCCCAGATTGATGGCGGTTCTCTGGAGGTCAGCGAGGTTCTGCCGGAACTTAAATCCACTTGACTCTGACGCCTTCTGAAAAGCTTTATCCGTATCACCCACAGAATTAGCTAGCTTGTCAAAGATCTCACTGTTCTTATCAGCCCTTCGACCTGTTATTGAGAGGAACCCTGTGAGAGCCCTCACATTTCTAAAGACCTCGGCAGGCATAATGCCTTCCTTCTCAAAGCGAGTTCTCATTTTCATCATGGTACCGAAGAGATCCTTGTCAATCCCCCTATTCACTTCCTCGACGGTCATGCCGATCTTCTTGAGAGCCTCTTTACTCGCATCTACAGGCTTAGCGAATGTATTAAAGATCCCTCTCAGAGCGGTAGTAGATTCAGAGGCATCAAGACCCGTCAAAGTCATAGAAGCCAGTGATGCCGAGACATCATTGAAGGAAACCCCGAGAGACTCAGCGACAGGGATGACTTTACCGATACTCGCAGCCAGCTCTTCCGGCTCGGCCTTTCCTTCTCTTACTGTCGCAAGCAGAAGGTCTGTGGCTTCTTGGGGAGCGAGAGTAGCCTTCCCCCACGCACTGACCGCCGAAGTAACGGCATCGGCCACGAGAGCAACCTCTCCCATGCCTGCGGCTGAGGCCTTCGCCGAGACCTCAAGAACATCCAGAGCACCTGCCCCCTCAAACCCCGAAGAGGTCACGAAGTAAAGAGCATCGGCCAATGCCGTCGGGCCAATCGGTAAGGTCTTAGAAAGACCCATGACCTTTCTCTCATAGATCCCCATCTGTTTGTCTGACGCCCCGACCAAAGCAGAAATCTTGGTCATAGCACCTTCAAACTGAACCGCAGAATGAAGAGCATACCCACCGACTGCGATCAGAGGAGTTGACACAGTCCTAGTGAGCTTAGAGCCAACTGTTGACAAAGAACGACCCGCCTTTGTCATCTTGTTCCCGAAACCTGCGACAGCTCCCTGAGCTTGTGCGATTCCCCTCACAAGCCCAGCCGTATTACTAGTGATGTTCACCATCAGCGTCGCAAGAGTTGCCACTACTTAGGGGGACCTCCTGCCCCAAAGACCTGAGCGAGCTTAGAGAAGACACCTTGTTGTTGCTCGATTGTTTGTTCCTCGTCTCCTGCCTCGAACTTCAACATGAAGTCATCTGCGGTGTAAGCCTTTTTCTTCTTCTTCGGATTGCGGTTGATATTAGCAAGCAAGCTCATCAAGTAAGCAACCCGTACGTCGCCTCTCGTGGAACCGATTGGCCCCTCAAGCTTCTCGTACATACTCAACTCTGACAATCCTTTACTTGGTATCTCCGACAAGAACTGATCTACGTCTGCTCTCCCGCAAGCGAGAGCGAGGCGGATGTAGAATCTTCGTTCTGGTCGGCCTCGGAGTTTCCCAACAGTTCCTCCAGGTCTTCATTGGTAAGACCTGCAAGCTTCTGTGCCGTGTCAGAACAGCGGCTCAGAGCAAGAGCAGACTTCTTGCTGAGCCACTTGATGTCGTTATTGGTGAAGAGAGGCTTGCCTTCTTCATCAATCGCCGCAGCCACCACGAGCTTGGCACGAGCGTTCGTAAGATGAGGGAGCAACCTTCCCGAACGAGTCATGCTCATGATTGACTGCTCATAAGCATCTCGTTCATGCCCCATCAGGCCTTTGACACGAACATCTCCTCCCCACTCGGGGACATGTACATCTTCGAACTTGTAGTCATCCTTCTCTTTGATGTCACTTCTCTTCAACAACGACATGATTCTTCTCCTCTATCGTAAGGGTTAGGTGATTACGCCTTGGCCGAACGTTGGGGCACCGACAACCGACAATCCGAGGTCTGCTGTCAGCGGGTCTTCCACTGGAGCACTCGGGTTGAACTCGGTTACTAACGCAGGGAATTTCACCCAGGTGTCGTTCGGCCACCGAATGCGAAAGTTGGTCTTGAGACGACTGAGCTGCTTCTTGAGCAACCCGACCGTTGCATTCTGAGTAGCCTCTTTGAAATCGAAGTCCAACTCGAACGACACATCTCCAGCATCCAACAACGCCGCCACTTT